CGGAACCTTCGCCGTGAACAGGGCGCTCTCTGCCTGATCGATCACCGCTTCTACCAGTGGCGTCCCCGGCGTGCCCACAGGCGTATTCGCCGTGAACCCCGCAAACAGGTTCAGCAGGCTGGTCTCGATGCTCTCGGCTATGGCCACAACAGCGGGCTGCATGTATACCTGCAGTAAGTCCGGAACCGCCAGCACCTTGGTCACATCCGGAATTTGGAACGTCGCTTCGGCGTGTGTGTTCAACACAATCTGCGCATTCCCCAGATTCGGGTTCTGCGCTTGAACTGTTCCGCCTTCTGCGATGTTGTTGGCTACCAGCACCGGAGGAATCGGGATGTTCACCGTATCTCCCGCCTGCGCCAATACTGGTTCATAATCGCGGTTGACCAGGTTGCCCATCACTAGGTTCCCGACCAAGGCGGGCAGAGCGTCTGCCGCCACCAGCTTCACGATCGCGCTGGCCACATTAGCTGATGTAATTATCGCCATTCATTCTCCTAAGTTGAGCAGGCTCTCTTGCCTGTTCCTTTTGAAATCAGGCATTCCTGCCTGTCTTGCCTATATGCCGCGCAGGTTCTGCGAAGCAACGCGCAAAATCTCCTTCCGCACCCGTTCCATCTGTTCGGAACTCATGCCCGGCCGGATCCCCTCTATGTCCACGCTCTCGGTGCCCTCTCGCGGCGCCTTGTGCGCCGCGGTAATCCCCGATCCGCCGGATATCCTCGCGGGCAGAAACTCCGGGTTCTCGCTCACGAAGTTGCTCAAGTATTCTTTGAGCGGCACCTCGCCTTCGTCGCTGTGCGCCAGCAGCCGGCCGTCCTCCGCCCGGAATACGCCGTCGTGCACCGCCCGGTACGCCAGGTCGACCTTGGCCACGCCCAGTCGTTGCAGCTCCGCCCGGATGGTCGCGCCTCTCTCCGCCTGCTCCGCTGCCTGCCGGCTGCGCTTGCTCTCTTCTTCCACCTCGTTCAACCGCCGCTCCAGTTGCTCGCGGCGCCTGCGCTCCTCCACGAGTTCCGTCTTGTAGGCCGGTTCACTCTTACTCTGCTGCTCCTGGAGAAACTCCTGAATTGCTTGCTTCACGATCGCTTGTACGTCTGTGTCTTCCATAACCACCCCTTTCCCCAACGTGGCGCGCGCACTTATGCGTGCCCGTGTCGAAGCTCGTCTCGACACGTCTTTATCCCTGGTTTTCGATCTCCTGCGCAATCTGGGTCTTGATCTCCTGCCGCACGTCCGACAGAAATTTGAACGCCAATTTCTTGAAGATTTGCTTCTTCATCGTCTCGGATTCGATCCCCAAAGTAAGCAGCTTGCGGGCGTCGTCTAATTCATTGCTGAAATCCGCAATGTCAAACTCGTCCAGCCCTGAAACGTCGATCGAAATGTTGTCCTGGCGCGCCGCCGCGATGGCCCGTAAGACTTGCTTCATCGTTTCCTTAACCGCGTCGCCGTACGCTCGCAGCACCTCCTGCGTGATGCTGAAATCTCTCTGTTTGCTGGCGCCCGATTGGTGCTGGCTCGATGAATCCGACCCGGCCGCGTGCGCAAGCAGATAGCACACCCGGTAAATCTCGTCTTTGAGCTGGAGCAGATTGTCGGCCGCGATTTGGTAAACCTTGCCTTCCGGCTCGGTCCACCCGAATCGGTCCCCCGGAGCCAGTTGGATGAAATAGGAATCGCCTACGATCTGGTTCCATTCGCGGTCCGAATAGATTACCGGCGAGGCGAACAAACCCATCGTCAGCGCCCAGGAAAGCGCATTTGACTTGTTGAAGTGCTCCAGTTGCAGCAGGGCTGCCTTGTTCATTAACCAGAGTCCTTCGGTTACCCGCAACGGAAAAATCGGTACCCGGTTCTGGCCGGCCAGCCCGTGCAATCCTTCATCCACCAGCCGCACTTCCTTGTTCTTCAATTGCTGATAGACTTGATAGTTCTGCCGGTCGTAGTAGATCCACCGGGTCTCGCGCACCCATTCGCTCTCGGTGACTTTCGACTTGCGGAGCGATGATGTCCGGATCACCGCCCAGTCCAGCCCTCCGTGGTCGTCGTAGCTCCAGTTGATAAGTTCCTCCGGCGAGTAGTCCACCAGATAGGCCCGCGACCGCCCCACGGCGTCTTCTTCCGCGCGGTTATTGACCGAAACGGGCGCCCGCGGAAAATCTACCACAATGTAACTCCGGCCCTGCACCAGCGTCTGCACGATCCGCTGGCGGAAAAACTCCGCTATGGAGGTGCCCTTCAAGTCGCAATCCTCCGCAAATAGGTTATAAAAGCCTTTCGCCGCTTCGTCGCTGCCGTCGAACAGCAGAGCCGCTTCGCGCCGCATCAGCGTCGCCGCGTACCAGTCGATAATCGAGCCGATATAGTTCTCGTAGAATACCCGGCTTAACCGCTCCGCGTAGATATCGTTGGGTTCCTTGTGCCTCCTGATCAGATACTCAAAGGCGTTCTCTCTTATCTGCTCGCCGCCGGCGTAAAGATCCCTGTACTTCCTCCACATTCCCTTCTTGGCGGCATACTCGGGATGCTCTCGATCTATGTTCACCATCTGGTCCTCAAATCAGCCGCTCCTGGTGTTCGCCGATCGCCGGTTGCGGTCTGCATTCTTGCCACAAAAGGTAGCCCAGCGCGTCCGAAAGATGGGTCCTGCGGCGATCCTTCTCCTTGTCGATTGCGTTGCTGTCTGCTTTGTATGACACCTGTTCGAAATCCTTGATCAACTCCCTGCACTTAGGGTCCACCAGCATCCGTATCTCGCCGCTCGCCGAGCGCAGCTTCGCGTTCGTCAGCATAATCCGTTCGCGCACGCTTGGGTTCGCCTTGGGCACCTTATACGCCACGCGCGCGCCGTAGTTCATTCGAAAGTACTCCCGCACAATCTGGTAATCCGAGGTGCCTGTGGTGTGCTGAGTATTTCCCGATGCGTCCCCGTATATCACCACCCCGTTCATGTGATTCGGAAACCGCTTTTCAAACTCCTCGCAGGCTTCGTGCGTGCTCGCGTGCCGCAGGGCGATTTCGTCCAGCACGAATACCGTCCGGCCTTCGATTTGCGCCACAACCGACGACATCGGATCGACATTGAAATCCAACGCCCATAGCAACGGGTAATTCGGGTTCACCCGCAAGCCCTTCACATGATCGCGGCGGTCGAACGCGCCATATACCAGTCCGCCTTGCAGGCTGAGGTACTGCCCAAGCGCTTCCTGTTGATAAAACGTTTCATCGTAACTGTTCTTCAAACGCTCGTAGAAGTCCGGAACCTTCTCCAGCAGGTACCGGTTCTCATGAGGCTTCGCCATGATGGCGCTGTATCCCTCAACCGGATCCGCAATGAACTTCTGGTAAACCCAGTCGTAGCCTTTCGGTGTCCACACTGCGAAGCCGCAAAGTCTTTCCGCTTGCGGGTCGCGCAGCCGCCCCTCCAGCCGTAACCACGCTCCCTCTGGCGTGTAAGTCAGCTCGTCGAGCCCGAACCAGGCCAGGTTGGTGCCGCGCAGCCGCTCAAAGTCGTCCACCGGCCGGAATATGATGCGTGATCCTGTGTGTCTCATCGTGAGCATGTTCTCGGCCTTGTTGTAGTCGTAAGGGAGACCCTCGTCCTCCAAAAGCGCGAACAACGTCGTCTGCGTGGCATCCCGCAACATTGGATAAGTCGGTGCGCCAATCAGGCCCAGCCTGCCTTTGTTCAAATAAGAGAGTCTGACCGCTTCAAAGCAAAGCGCCTGGCTCTTGCCGGAAGCAATAGGTCCTGAAAAACCCTTGAATCGCGACCTGCACTTGTGAAAGGCGTTTTGTGATGGCAGTGGTAGATAGGCTATGTCGAAGTCGAGGGCTTCGTCGTCCTGTCGGATTCTATCCATCGCACCCTGACTTCGCGCGGCTCGTCTGCATCCAGTTCCTTCTCGATTTGCAATAATCGCACCAGGTCCGCCAGCGTCACTTTCATATCCGGCGCTCCCAGCTTGTCCTCGATGCTCTTGATCGCTTTCCTGACGATCCCCGCCCTGTGCCTCTGTTGTTCTGTCATCCGCAAAACCCTATTCCCGATTTGAGACTAACATCCCCATCTCGCGCCCGGACCGCGTCTTTGGGCTAAGTGACAGATTTTTAAGGAGCAGATTATATTTCTCGACGTGTGACCATAAACCGGCCAATCTCAGATTCCGGATTCTGGGCGGCGGAAGGTGAGACTTTTCTTCCGGATGGATCTGTGATTCAGTAGGAGGCGAAGGCGGCCAACTGGACAACGTTCGCGCGGTGATCCGGAAGCAGCCTTCGCCACCGCTGTGATTGTATTTATCGCATGGAATCACGTTGAAGGCAAGCCGGGCGAAATGATCCGCATTTGTCCGGCATGCCAACAGGTCTCCGTTATTGGGCATGGATGGCGTAGCCGGCAGGC